ATTATTTAATGCTTAAGAATAAAAAAAATATAATAAAAGAAATTAAAAACAACTTGGTTGAAGGATAAGTATGGCTAACATAGTATTTCTTGGCAACTTTGAGGTGCCTTATAGTAGTGAGAATCATCATGCTAAGTCCTTGGAGTCTCTTGGACATACCGTTGAAAAACTGCAAGAGAAAAAGGCGGGTAGTTCAGAAATATTAATGAAAGCCTTAAAGTCTGACCTATTTGTATGGGTACATACACACAGATGGCAAACCCCAGGATCTAGATCCATGACTGATGTATTAAAAGAATTAAAGGCTGCTGGTATACCAACTATGACCTATCATCTAGATTTATGGTTTGGTATTGAACGTGAAAAAGATTTAAAGAACGATGATTTTTATACAAACATTGGTCACTTCTTTGCTACAGATAAGTTAATGTGTGATTGGTTTAATGAGAACACAAATGTTAAAGGACATTTCTTGCCTGCTGGTGTATATGATAAAGAATGTTATTTACATAAAGATTATGATCGGCATAACTTTGAAAACGACATAATTTTTGTTGGAAGCAAGGGCTATCATCCAGAACATAAATATCGTCCACAGTTAATAGATTTTTTAAGAAAGACATATGGCAAAAGATTCCTACACGTTGGTGGAGATGGAGACACTGGCACGGTCCGTGGTGATGCCCTTAATCGTATATACGCAAAAAGCAAAATAGCAATTGGGGATAGCCTTAACATTGGGTTTAACTATCCATACTATACAAGTGATAGGTTATTTGAAAGTACTGGTCGTGGTGGTTTTACTATCTACCCTCGCATCAAAGGGCTTGAAGATTACTTTGAAGATGGAAATGAAATTGTTTTCTATGAGCATGGTAACTTAGAAGATTTAAAAACTAAGATAGATAAGTATCTTGAGGATAATGTTGATAGAGAGCGCATTAGATTAAACGGTCATGAAAGAACTAAGCAGGAGCACACATATGTACACAGGTGGGCAACCATTATGAAAGAATTGGGCTTATGACAGAAATGATTAAGGTCGTTATCAACGGAGAATTTGAAATAACATTGCCAAAACATCGTGCAGATAGACCAGAGTGGTACACAGATAAGGGCTGGGAAAAAAAAAGACTTGAGTCAATGCACAAAAATATTGGCTCTGGTGATGTAGTTTATTATGTTGGTGGAGAAGAAGGAGAAATGGTTGCTCTGTGTCAGATTTGGGGAGCAGAAACTGTTATCTTTGAACCAAACCCAAAAGTTTGGTCGCACTATCCATTAATATGGGAAAGCAATAATTTAGATAAACCAGTTGCATGTATACCTGGTTTTGCATCTAATGAAAATAATAATCTTACAAGAATATACTACAACGAGTTTCCACCAGAAGCAAACTCAACCATTGATGCTGCACATGGATTTAAAGAATTACACACTGAGGGATCTAAGTATGGTCAAATAACAATTGATTCTTGTGTTTATGATAAAGGAATCAAGCCGCCTACTGCTATAACTCTTGATGTAGAAGGAAGTGAGTGGGCTGTTCTAACTGGTGCAGAAAAAGTTTTAAGAGAGCATAAGCCAAAGATTTGGCTATCTGGTCATCCAGAATTTATGATTATGTATTGGAACAAATATTTGTGGGACCTTAGATATTGGATTATGGAACTTGGATATAAAGAAACAATACTGGACTATCAGCATGAGGTGCATTTATATTATGAATCATGCTAAAACTTTTTGGGATAATGCTGCAGTAGATCCAGAAGTAAGATATAAATATATTGCAGACGAGTGGGCATCCACTGAAAACTTTTTAGATCTTATAGAAAACAATAACAATACTTGGAATAATGTTCTAGAGATTGGTTGTGGAATAGGAAGATTACTTGATCCACTTTCAGAAAAATATAAAGAATGTAATTTCTACGCAATAGATATCTCTGATGAGATGATAAAACTTGCACCTAAAAAAGATAATATAAAATATCAAGAGGTTGCAAATAATCTTGATCTAGTGTACTCAATGTTGGTTTTTCAACACATTGAACATCAAGAAAAAATTAATTATATAAAACTTGCATATGATAAATTAAAAGATGGAGGAAGTATATTTTTTCAGTTTGTTGTTGGAGAAGAAAACTCTCCTTACTCTTATCAGACATCAGAGTTTGAAATTGAAAAGATATTGACCAACACAGGATTTAGTAACTCAGTTTTTGAAAATCATATGCATCCGCAATGGATGTTTGTCAGGGCTACAAAATGATAAACGCATATCTTTATTCAGTTAAACAAGAAGATTGTGCTGCTGATAAGTGGGACTATGGTCTATTAAAAGAAATATTTGATAAGTATGAAGTGAATCAAGTTAAGGTAACATCTATCCCTAAATCTGATCGTGGCTTTGTTGTAGTTCCTGGACCTCAAAACCTTGGTCACGAAGAAGATGTTAATGCTCAAATACAAAACCTTTCAAGAGTTGTTTTATTTATTACGGGGGATGAAGAAGGTAAGTTTGATATAGATAAGATTAATCATCCTAATGCTGAGATATGGATTCAATACCCTCACGAAAAACACAAAGATTATAACAAACTTCCTATTGGTGTTCCTCAACATCTAAAGAAGTTTGTTCCTGAATATCCTTCTAAGGATAATGATTTATATTTTGGTGGGCAGATAACTCATCCTAGACGACAACAGTTGGCTAAAGCCATACAGACTATGACAAATGCCCTCTTTAAGCCCACAGCAGGCTTTGCACAGGGAGATAAGCCTATAGACTACTACCGCACCCTAGCCAGCGCCAAGATCGCACCTGCGCCTTCTGGGGCTATTGTGATTGATTCCTTTAGGTTCTTTGAAGCCATAGAAATGTTATGTCTGCCTATTGCTGATAGGATAGATTCAAATGGTAAAAACCTAGATTTTTATAACTATTTATTTGGATATGACATACCTGTTACTTATGTTTCTAACTGGTTTGAGTTACATAAGTTGACTCCTGAATTATTAAATCAATACCCGCAAAATATGCATAAGATTGTTACTTGGTGGATTAAATATAAAAGAGATTTAGGTATTAAGATTATGAGGCAATTAAATGCATAAAAGAGATGTAACAATAATTTTAGCAACATCCGTTATACCAGACCATCCAAGCACAGAAATGATAGAGCAAACAATTAATGATGTTCGTGTTCATTTTCCTGATAATGAAATAATTATGCAAATAGATGGACTCAGAGAAGAACAGCAAAACCGTAAAAAGGATTACGATGAATATAAAAATCGCATACTTTGGAAATGTTTGCATGAATATAAAAACATATTGCCTTTTATTTTTGAAGAACATTGTCATCAAACTACAATGATGCGTAAAACTATTAAGGAAGTTCAAACCTCTGCTATTCTTTATGTTGAAGGAGATGCTCCATTAACCCCAGATGTTAGTATTGATTGGCAAAAGTGTTTAGATATGCTTGAGTATAACAAAGCAAATACAATTCGTTTTCATTTTGAGGCACAGATTCCAGAACCACATAAACACTTGATGTTTGGCTTGGAGGATGGCTTTATGAAGACTACACAATGGAGTCAACGACCTCATCTAAGCACTGTAAAATACTATAAAGATGTTATTTTGCCTTTTTCTAATGAAAAAACTTTTATTGAAGATAGATTTCATGGCAAAGTTCAGGATGATTCCATGTCTGATGAAAAATTTAATCAAGAGGGCTGGGAGATACACAAACTTTGGATCTACCATCCCGAAGGTAATATTAAAAGATCTTATCATTTAGATGGTCGTCAGGGTACCAAAAAATTTACCTCAGATGATGAAGTTTGGGGGTATAAAGAGTGAGACTAGGAATTATAGCAAGATCAGATAATACTGGGCTTGGTAATCAGACTAGAGAATTAGTTAATATGCTTAATCCTGATAAGATTCTTTTAATTGACTCCACTCCGTTTAATAAAAACAAACAACATCCAGAATGGTATGAAAAATATAGTTGTATTAGAAGCAATGGATTTCCTTCTGTTCAACAGGTTAAAATATTTTTAAATGATGTAGATGTTGTATTAAGTTGTGAAACATTTTATGATCAAAATTTTATAAGGTTTGCAAATAAAAGAAATGTAAAAACTATACTTCAATACAATTACGAACTATTTGGTCATTTGTCAAACCCTAATCAACCACTACCAACTGTATTGTTGTCTCCAAGTCTGTGGCAAATTGAACATGTTAAAAAAATGTTTGGCAATAAAACAAAAGTTATTCACCTTCCACCACCAACAAATGAGGAATTATTTAATAAGGTAAAAGAAAATAATTTATCTAAATCACATAATAGAATATTGCACATTGCTGGTAAAAAAGCAGCAAAAGATAGAAACGGCACTCAAACTGTAATTGATATGCTTAAGTATTCTAAAGCAGACTATGAACTAGTAATTAGAAGCCAAAGCGAAATAGAAACAAACATTAAAGATTCAAGGCTTAGGATTGAGATTGGTAACACAGACAATAGAGAAGACATGTATGATGGGTTTGATGCTATGGTATTGCCAAGACGCTATGCTGGATTGTGTTTGCCAATGAATGAGGCCTTGTTGAGTGCCCTGCCAGTTTTTATGACAGATGTGTCCCCCAATAACTTTATCTTGCCTCCAGAATGGTTGATTAAAAGCAATTCAATAGGAACAATTAGAACCAAGATTAGACTTGAACTGTTTGAAGTAAATTTAGAAAATTTAGCAAAAACAATTGATTATTATATTAACATTAAAGATAAAACACCACATAAAGATAGGGCATACAATATTGGGATTAACAATTTTTCTCCAGTCGTTTTAAAAAACAAATACCTAGAACTTATCTCTCAAATTTAGTTTTTTGTTTAAATTTAACCTTAAGTATCTTGTTCCAGATGATATCAAAAGAACTGTCCGAACTAGACAAATAGGTGTGATCGTCTATATTTAAATTATAAGACTTAAAGACTAGCGGACCCCTGGTGTAAACCTTAACATCTTGCATCTCTGATCCACCTACGTCAAATATATTTCCATACATGGATCTCCACAAAAACTGACCATTGCTATCTAATACCTCATGTAACTTTTCTTTTTCCATAATCATTGGTACATGTAATTCATAGTCTAATGGATCATCAATCCCCATGCCCCTTAGTTTTTTGTATGTAGCATTTAGTTTTCTAGTATAGTTGGAATTGCCGTTTAATTTTTGATATAGGTTTATTTTATTCAATAGGTACCCTCCATGAAAGGTATCTATATTGTCTATTTTTTTAATAATATAAAAGTCGTCGTTCATTAAAATAAACTTATCTGATATCTGTGGTGAAGAACAAGCCATTTTTAAATTTTCTACGGCATTTTTATATTTTATCTGCACCTGATTTACTTGAATATAATTTCCTGTATACCAATCAGGCTTACCGCCAACAACCCATATGTTTGATTCTGGAAAACTTTCAACAACAGATCTAATAGAATACTTTAACTCTTCGTTAACGCCCTCTTTACATATATATACAAAATCCATAATTCCTCTATTATAAAAAATAAAGAGGGCAAGTTTTTAGGTTTGCCCCCTTTATTAAAAACAAACTACTTTTTGTTAGCAGCCTTTTTTGCTGGAGCCTTTTTAGCGGGGACAATCTTGCTAAGTGCATCCGAAACGGCACCAGTGTCTGGCAGTACGCCAAACGCTGTGTCGTTAGGATTGAGTGCTCTTAATGCAACTGGTGCTAGTGCAGCAACTAATGCAGCCCATAGATCTTTTGGATCTGTTACGCCAGCCATATAAAGTGCAAAACCTGCACCAAGAACAGATCGTCCGTATGATGCCAACATTGCCTTATTTTTTTCATTGAGTAAGTTATTCATTATTCCTCCTAGGATATAACTCGTGTTAGTGTTGTAAAACCAATCCATAAACCAACTATTCCTGCGACTCCCGCAAAAACTGGTGGTGCTGGTACTGGCAATTTGAATGCTGCGAACACGACACCGCACCCAAAACCTGTTAGTGTTGATAACACAATATCTTTCATATTATTTTTCTCCCACTGTTGGTGGCAATAATGATAAAAGTTTATCAGAATAATTATTTAAACCTTTGTTTTTGAGTTCTTCTGATACCTCTTTAATGGTTTTTTGAGATTGCTCAATATACTCAAAAGCCCAGTCTCTTGAATCAGAAAGGAATTTAATAAAATTTTCCTTGTGTATTTCATCGTCGGAAATACCTGCACTATTTTTTACCTGAAAGGTTAAATCTTCAAGCGCTTTATTCTTTATAAAAAGTTCAGCCATTAAAAAATTAGATTTTTTTAATTTGTCAAGGGTAGACCAATAGGCTATGCCAAAAGAAAATGACAGGGTAGCAAAAAATATAATAAGCATTATTTCCATACTAACTATTGTACTCTATTCCTTACAGCATGAGTTGCCCAATAGTATAAGCACTTATCGCAGCAAGGCTTATTATTTTTATTTTTTGTATCAACATAAAATTCAGCATAGTAATCTGGATCTTTACGATAAAGATTAGCCCTATGAGTAATATTAATTCTATTTAAATGTGGACCATACGAGTTGGCCCAGAAAGGTTTTTCAATACTCCATATTGGGCCACAAATGGTCTCCAGAGCGTCTATATTGGCTTCGTTCTTGTCTGTCTTTATACCCCTTGATTTAGCCTCTGAGATCATGGCTTTTGCATATGTTCTCAGCGAATACTCTGCATTTTTCCACATCAATACTGCGGGGTGATTTCTCCATGCACCCGAAGGTGACTGACCAGACAATACTTTAAGTATTTGATAGGCCTCAAGTATTTGTTTATTTAAACGTTTATTGTCTAAAGATTCTGCAGACTCTGCATAACTTTGAAACGGTAAAAATGTTTGCATTAATCTTCCTCTACATCAAAAATATCTAAATCATATATTTTTTTAAAATTAGAGGCTGCCCAAAGAGATATGGCGATTAATAAAGATAATACCATTAATACTAATACTTTTGTTTTCTTTTTCATATTGCTATTGTTGCTCCACATCTTGTACACGCATTATAAGATTTTCCAGTAAAAGGACATGATCCAGCGCTGACTAGTTCGTGACCCTTAAACTTACATACAATAATGTTAGATAAGTGTCTAATCATTTTACTGCCTCTCTAGTTACTAAAACTATAGCACCACACTCTTCTAAAGCCTTTTTTAATTTTACGACATATTTTAGTGCCGATATTTTATCATCATGAACCATGTGCAAAAACTCTTTCTCATCTAATTTTATCGTGAGAAAGTGATCGTTGTCAATAATCTGCACTCCAAAGTCTTTTGGAGGAATAATTGAGTGTACGACTTTACGCATATTATCTGTATACATTTTTTTGGCTTATATAGGATTAATATATTTATTTGGAACAATGTCAATAAGCAAGTGTATGCGATCTTCTTTTCCATTATTCTCTACAGCATGAATTTTATTATTATTAATTTCCCAGCATTCTCCCTCTGGAACATGCTTGCTTTCACCATCAACTATAAAGTTAACTTCAGGATTAGTTATGATTGGTATGTGATGCCTTGCAGCACGGTACAGATAACTTCCCTTGTCTTCATGCTCACCAATTGCCTTGCCAGCCTCTAACTTAATGAATAAGACCTGCCCCATAGTCCCATCAAGTTCTTTTTCTAAGTCTCTTGCAATTTCAAGAGCAAGGCTTGATAATTCTGTTGTTTCTGCTGTACTAACATGACTTAATGGGCTATGCTCTTCCCAATCAAAAATACTAACTTTGTTTATAATATATGATTCAGTGTACTTATGAACATCAAAAAATTCTTGACGAGAAGTGTCAAGAAGCCATTCTTTTTCTAATTCCTGAACAATTTCTTTTATTCTAAAGATATCGTAATTTTTTAGATATGAAAATGTAAAATCGGGTTTTTCTTTATTGTAAATCATTTAATCTCCTCTTCGTTTGTCAAGCACTGCCAAGTTTCAGCCCAGTCTTTTTTAGTTTTATGTTTGTTAAATTCCCTTGAAACTTCTCCACCCTCTAAATATACTCCGCCCCAGACTCCCCACTCTTTTCCAGAAATACCGTTAGCAAAACATATTTTTCTAACTGGGCACTGTTTACAAAGTGAATCAACTTTTTTAGACACTTCATTAACATTGTCCTCATATTTATCAAAGAATAGGTTTGTGTCCATTCCTAAACATACGGCCTGATCTTTCCATAAATGTTGTTTCAAGACTTCTCCATATACTTATTTGGAATATGCCAACCATTACGATCAGGCTTATAAATTCTGTGCAAATACCACTTATCTTTTACTCTAATGCCTATTGGAGAAAATTTTGCTATTTCTGATTGTTTTAAATCAACAACATCCCAGCCATCCCAAAATAAATTTTTGTTTTTGTTTACAATTTTTTCCATAGTATTTAAACTTTTAATTATCATTTTTTCTCCTAATACCTAAAAAGACCGACATCAATATTTTTTGCTTCTGCAGTTAAAACCAATTTTGATTTTGACTCTTTTGGAGTGCTTAAGAAAGCAAAGTAATTAACTTGATCTATATTTTCATTTAACCAAGCAGGTGCTACATTATAGAATTTAATTTTTTTGCCTCTTGCTTTCATTCCACGTTCCGACAAATTAGAAAACTCTGAAACAAAATTATTTATTTTTGATGGACCAACGGAATAGATAATAAATTCATTATCTTCGTTTTTCATTTCAGACAAAGCAACACCCATAGCACGTAGGAATACGTTATATTCTTTAAACTCTTTTGTCCCCTGCACTGCCACTATCATTTGGTCCCACTCCTTGTTTTAAGTCATCAAGTATTGACAACATCTTATCTAACTCTTTTGTTGGCATATTCTCAGTATCTAATGGCTTTGTTGTTTCTTCATTTACCCTGCCATCTATGGCATCAGCAACATAAAAAACATTATCCAAAATAAAATATGCTTTTCCCTCTGTTATCACTACCTTTAACATATTTTTTTGAATATGTTTTTGAGACTGTGTTATAACTTTAGGTTTATCAAACAATTGTCTTGGAGCAATGTCTTTAACTATTTCATAAATATGACTTTGTCTATATTTATGTTTTTTTAAAAACATCATTCGTTTTTTGTTTGATATTTTAATTATAGACCAAGATGCCAACAATGTCAAGCCCACAATTAATAAATATTCCATTTTGCCCCTATTTAGATTTTTTTGCTGGCTCTTTTGATAAACCTAAAACAACAGAGTTAAGTTTATTAATCTCTAACTGTAATATTAGCAGATTTAGTTCTGCATCAGACAGTTTCTGTTTATAAAAGTTTACTAATTGAATTAACTCATTTTTTTCTAAATTATCCATTATTCCCCCTATTTTCTTAAATCAAAGGCAGTTCCCTGCCAAACTTTTTCTACCTGTTTTTTTTCTCTTTCTACAATTGCACGGCTCCAAGAAAAGCCTGCATCACCACCCCAAGCATCCCACATAATTCTTCCATTAGAAGGAAAGTCTGGACCACTAAAAAACCCTTTTCCCTTTTTATCTACTTCGTGACGAGAAAAAAAAGAAAACATACGCTTAACAGTACTTAAAGACATTGCCCTACCTGCAACTATATCTGTTGCTCTACCCCAACCCACTGGAGTTCCTGCACCCGTTGCCTTACCGTCTTCTTTCCACTTTAACGCACGTCTAGCAGCAGCCTTCATACCAGCGTTAGGTGTGTATGTATCAGCCATTTTTCTTATTCCTTTTTTCTTGTTTTGCAACACGCTTTTCTTTAAGAGTCATCTTAGGCTCTTTCTTTTTATTAACATTACCACTTTGTTCTTTATTGGCCATTGCTTCCCACCTTTTTTACTTTGTATGGACCCAAGTCCGCTTTAATCGTGCCGTCTTTTCTAAGACGAATAATTCTTCCATTCTTAATCTGTGTTGGATTAAACGCTGTTGCTTTTCTTTTTGGCATTATTTTATTAATCCTTTTGGATCAAAAGATCCGTCCCAAATATTTTTTGTTGTAGATTGTGAATCTGATTTATATGTTCCGCCACGACGTTTGTACTCTTGTACTACCCAGGAATTGGCAACTGCAGAAGGGTAAACATCAAACTTATCTTTTGCTGCTTGCACAACTCTTGCATATAATTTTGGATTTGCTGGTGTTGAACCACCTCTACGTGGTTTAATAAAATCACTGTAGTTTGGTTTTTTTGCTTTTTCTATTTCATCTTCCTTGTCTTCTAATTTACTAACTGGAACACAATTAGGAACCATTCTTCCATCTTTTTCCTTCATGCCTTGCTGCTCATATCCTACCCAGCAAGCCTTGGTCATATTGTCCCACTTATCTTCATCCTCATTTTCTGAGTGATAAGATTTCATTGTTTCTTCTGCATCCATACTGTGCTCCTTAATATCTATTTTTTGTGCGTCCGCATACATCATGCCAATGCTATACGCAGTTGGTTCCCAGCCACTATCTTTTTCTTCATAAATTCTAACAGACATAGCAGGATTATCTGGTGGCATGGAAACAAGGGCATATTCAGATCCAGGAGTTCCAAGAGTTCCGCCCTCGGTCATAATGTGTTCAATCATTCCATGAACAAGACCTTCTGTTGTTGCCCCCATAACAAAGTCTCCCTCTTTAAGAGTGTGCATATTTTTTCCTATGTTGCCTTCAGATTGATTTATAGCGTAGATCTGTGCTGCTGCTTCACTACGAGTTTTATGACAGCCCATAACTTCATTTGTACCCTCTTTTAAAGCAGGGTAGCCTGAGCAACCAAATGAACCTTTAGCACCTATACGATATGGCATCCTACCATTATATCAGGGTTTAACTGTTTGGGGGTTTGCGAGTCAGCCTTTTAAGTTCTTCAATAGACCATTTTTGATGTTTATTTAATTTAGATATTTCTACTTCATCAAATGATTTTGAAGCCAAAGTAACAACTGGATCTTTGGCTAAAAGGTCTATATCTACATACCCCTTTTCCCACAAATAAAGCATCTCGGCATTTACAGAGTTTATGTGATCGTTATACAATTCTGGCATTAGTTCTTTTATTTTGGGGGTAAAAGAATACAGCAATGAACCATCCTCAGAATCAACGCCTGCAACTTCTAGGCCACCATCAAGAATGAGTTTTTCAATCATTTTATTTTCTTCCTCACCCATTTATGAACTCCTCTAACTGTTCTTTTGTTTGAGACCCTACAACCCTATTTTTTTCTATGCCGTCTTCAAATAAAATAAATGTTGGAATAGATTTAATCGCAAACGTATTGGCCAGAGTAGAATTATCATCAACGTCTATTATCTGAAACATGGCAGTTGTTTGCTCACGTCTAAGTTCCTCCACTATTGGTCTTGTTCGCTTGCATGGAGAACACCAATCTGCAGTAAAATAGTATACAGTTTTCATTTTTTAGACTTTTCTCTAGCCTTTACTAAAGCATCAAAATCTTTTACCTTAGTATCTCCAAGGTATCCCCATGCATAACCGTCATTGATCATCATGTCGTTAACAGATACTGTGTCTCCATTAATGTATAGCCAACCTAAGATACGTCCATATTTCTCAGATGAATTCATCTTCTCAGTCTTAATTATAATAGACTTGGCATCCTTTAAAGTCTTCTTTAAGTATTCTTTAGACTCAAGTCCAAGAGCCTTCTCTTTGAGATCCCTAGTGCGAGATTCTGGGGAATCAATGCCAGCCATCCTAACACGAGATGCAAACAAAATATCAAACCCTAAATCAATAAGAACGTCAATAGTGTCTCCGTCTACTACGTTTTCTACCTTTTTTACATAGTATTCATACATTAGTAATCTTTTCCTTTTGATTTGTTTTCAATAATTTTATCTCGTTCGTCAACAATACTAACCATAAAAGACATCATGCTTTTATAACCGTCTGGATTATCCATAATTTTATTGTAGTGATGACCACAAAATAGAAGGTCTCCAACAATGCCAGTGACCTTTACTAAAGCCTCAGCATTGCATCTATCACAACGATCATGTGGAGATAGTTGCCACTCTTGCTTAACTTCATCTTTGATCATTGTAAACATTATACTACCGCTTTCTGTTGTCAGTTGAATAAAATCCAGAACCATTAAACATTACACTAGGAGCAGAGTTCCAAACTCTTGTCATGGATTCTCCACAACAAACTGGCTCTCTGTCTTCTTCAAAACCTCTCTCAAACTCAATTTGAAAAAAGCATTTACTACACTTATAGTCATAAAGTGGCATTACATATTCAATGCTCGTCTTGAAATATCATCAAGTGGTCTATCGTGTAGCCATGTAACAATTGCATATTTGGTTCCTTTTGTTACAGGGTGCGCTATGTGAGAATAAGCATACGATGATGGGAAAATTACTAACATGCCTGGCTCTGGTTTAATTTTTATACCAAAATTAACAAACTCTAGTTCTCCTCCTTCATAGTCATTGTTTAAATACAATATGGGAGATATTGATCTTGCTGTTGGAGTTCCACCATCATAATGTGCTTTGTATTCTTCACCAGTTTGATACCTTAAAATATTAAAACCTTCATTAAAATATGTTGGCTCATATAAATCAAAGTGTTTGTTAAATCCAATTGCTGTTGCATACAATAATTTGTAATAGTTTTCACAAATAGTCTTCATGTTGATATCAAGTTCCGCAGCATCTACTAAAGCCATATGGGAGTTTGTTCTTTTAATAACTTGTGTTGGATCTGGGTTAATAGTTCCTGCAGAAACAAAACCCTTTTCAGTATTTTCTTTAGCATACTCTTCAATCTGTTGTATTGTTTCCTCTGGGTTTTTCCAAATATTTCTATATATTGCAATACAACCTCCAACAAGTTCTGTTGGAAAAATTAATTCTATTTCTTCTGTATTTATTTTATTCATATTATTTAATCTTTCTATTAAGTTTAGCCCAGAATCTTTCGTGAATAAAAAAGAAAGTCATTTCCAATAAAAGATAAGTGAGCCCATACAGACCAACATATTCCCATTCTGGTTTTTCATTAAGTGTTCCACTATTGTAAAGAATGTTGCTTCCAAAATATATTATTCCAGCAACGAATGTAAAATGTACTAATGGCCAACTAATTGTTTTTAGCAGTGATCTTTTTTTAGAGTCCATGTTTTACCTTCAACCTTTTGACGAATCTGTTAGTATCATAATTTCTCCATTAGTTAGGGTGGGCAGTTTATCAGCATACCCAGGCTGTCAATATAAAATATTGAGACTGTATAACCATTATACTCTAAAAATTACCTTTTAGCAACTTTTATGTCAATGTTTTTTGGTTTTTTTTCTTCAGGGACAATACGGTCTACATTAATATGTAACATACCGTCCTTTAGTTCAGCCCCGCTCACCTCCATGTATTCACCAAGAGCAAATGATCGTGTGAACTTACGACTTGCAATGCCCTTATGAACAACTTCAGCATCAACTACATCAACAATCTCACCCTTAATAACTAAAGTTCCATTGTCTACTGACACATCAATATCTTCTTTCGTAAAACCTGCAACTGCAAGTGAAAGCCTATATGTATCTTCATCTAGTTTAAGAAGATCATATGGAGGGTAGGATTGATTATTTGTTTTATATACATTGTTTAACTGTGTTAGGTTTCTGTTAAACCCAATAAAAAAGGGGTCATTAAAAATGGCCCATGGATCGTTCATCATGTTATTCCCCTTTCAAGCGAATAAGTTAGTGCACCCCCATTTGGCAGGTGCAATACTATTATACCATTTGTTGAGCCTCCTGTAGGATTTGAACCTACGACAACCCGCTTACAAGGCGGGTACTCTACCCCTGAGTTAAGGAGGCAGTACCCCCAAGGGGAATTGAACCCCTGTTGCCACCGTGAAAGGGTGATGTCCTAACCACTAGACGATGAGGGCATAGAGCGGATAGCGGGAATCGGACCCGCACATTAACCTTGGCAAGGTTACGCACTACCACTATGCAATATCCGCAACACTAACTTTTTACTTAATTAGCCAACTATCCAAAAGATATAGAAGTCTATTAAGTTTTGATTTTAATATCTTGAGATTTCTTTGCAAGAGATGTTGATCTACTTCTTCTTCTGTTTTTCTTTCTTCAAAAACAACAGTCTCTTTTGTTATGGACGTGTTATTTGTTTGGGATTCAGATTCGTTTACCTGTGAACTAACAACCTGCTCCCCACTTATTTCTACGTAATCTGGATTATTTTCCAACACTGCCTCGTCATTTATGTAGGTGACAGTTGTTTTTCCAAAATCTACACTAATAGATGTTGTGCTTACCACAGTGCTAGTTTCTGTTGTAACGACTTCAACTTCTGGACTAGCAATCGTTTCAACCACAACATTATCTTTTTTAACGGTAAATGTGTTGTTCTCTGACAAAGTTACAATTTTGTTTTCTTCTGGCTTAGACATTTGACCTTGAGTTCCAGAAGTGTCGTTTGTTGAAGGGTTTGCTGCAACTTGTGGCACTAACCTGTTTCCACTGTTTGGATGAATTCCTCCAAACTCTCCACTGCAAACGGATGGTTGACATACAATAACATTTACAACAATTCCAGATCCATCAACTTCAGCATAAGTCATGCATGGATCTGCTGAAGAGCATTCTCCTGCATTTGCTGTATTTGGAACTGCGATAAAAACAAGTGATGATGCAATAACACCAAAAATTGTTCCAAAAACTTTATTTTTTAACTTCATTTTTACCCCTTATTCTTTAAGATATCATCAATCTGATGACATGACAACATGGGTCGCCTCCTGCTTCCCATTCTTCTTGCTCTTCCTCACCCATGTATTGATAACCGCCATCATGAGTATTGCAATACGGTTCTGTTATCCATCCCCGCTCAATTCCATTTGTTAACCAAATACCAAACTCTTGCTCTTCTGGAGTTAGGTCCTCTTCATGAACATGATTCATATATCTAGTATATACCTAAATGCTTAGAATGTCAATGGGGCCTTTGCAAGATGGAGAGTGATTAATAGCAGCCTGAACTGATGCCACAGCCCTTTTCCTTGTATCTTTTGTTTTTTGTGTGGCATAAAGTGATCCAATTGCTATATCTCCGCCAGAGCCCATAGCAATATAGTCCTGTTCATATTGAGTTAAAGACATATCACCAGAACTGTGCTCATACATTTTTCCACGAACACAAATTATCATGCCAAAATCAGCAGTTGATGTTGTATCTACCCACCACTCTTCATAAAATTTTCTAAGGGATTTAAGAAATCTACTGTACATAAACTTATCAATGCTTCCACGACCTTCAAATTGTGGCGGTACGAATAAATGTCTTATCCTATCCCCATCCATAGATCCAGCATATCCAAATAGATATCCTTCTTTTTTCCAAATCTTTGGGCTTGATCCAACAGCAATAGAATTATCATCTGAGATGCCACGATCTCCAGCCATCCAAATTTTATTGTCTGCCGTATCTCTAACGGCAACTATGCAAGTCATCTCACCCCTTGGTTTTATTGTCTTTTTAGTATACCAGACAAGTTTTTATAGGTCAAATACTGTTATTTTAGAACTTGTCCGCAGGTTGGACATTTTTTTGTTTTATTAACAGGATCAGCAGTCTTTGCTTGCCCTGCTTCTTTAAATTTAGGACGACCAAAACCTACAATAGAAATTTGCACACCTTTTTTATTTTTCTTATATGCACGAAGTTGTCTACAAACCTCTCCACCATTTCTTTGGCTTCCGCCCTTACGGTTGGTAGTATTTCCTTCAATACAC